TCTTCCAGTCGCCGTCGTTGTAAGCCGACTCTTGCCTGGCCCCTAAAGCATCCATCTGCTCTTGCGCGCTGTGGATCTGGTGCTCGAAAAAAAGCTCATAGGTGGAAACGCCGCGGCGCTCGGCTTCCTGTGCGAAGGCAACGGCCTGATCGCGTTCTTGGGCTAATCGTCGGTTGTCGGCGATCGTGCGTGCCCGCGCCTGTCGTTCGGCATTGACCTGGCGCTCGAGGTCGCCCATGGCCACTTCCGGAGCCAACGGCGGAGAAGGCACGCGCGGCAGCGATGCTTGGCCGGGACCGGGGACCGGCGGCGGCTTTTCCGGCGCCTGTTGCGCCTTGATCTCATCGTCGCGTTTGACTTCTTCCGGCTTTTTCTCGTCCTCTTCCTCCTTGTTGAGATCGACGACGAGGTTCTCGTCCTCTTCGGCCATCGCTATCTCCCTAGTATACTAACCGCGGATCTTTCAGCCGCGCGATGACGCTGACGTCCTTCAAGATCCGACAGTGGATGCGATTGATCGTGAACTGGCGATTGTCGCGGATATCGTATTGCGCCCAATCGCCGATATTGAGGTTCTGGCCTTTGAAAAAGACGCCCAGCTCCGGACAATCGACGAAAGCAAGCGGACCTTTGGCGACGACCAAGCCTACCTTTCCTTGGCTTATGGCTTCGGCCTGGGTTATCTGCGGCAGATGGATCTTGGTGCCGCCGGGCAGGATCTGAAATGCCGGCAGGTAATAGGTCGCGGTAATTACCACATTGTGGAAAAACTCCGCGTTATCCATCCAGAGCTCGCAACGGCTGAGCATAAAAGCCTTGGGATCGGCGGCATACTCTTCTTCTTCTTCCTCATTGCGCCAGGGCGTCGCCGGCGCCTGCGTCATGGTAGCGACGCTGGGACCGGAGATAAGCTCATGATGTGGCACAGGCGACAGCATCAGTTCATCATCCTATCGCTGACCTCTCTGGGCTCGTCAGATCCTTCGTTCATACGCCGCGCGACTTGGCGCATCAAGTTGAGGCATCCCTCATAACCCTGGATGATACCTTCGGTCCTATTGAAGGTATCCCAGTTTTGGCTGGTGCGGATAGTGCGATAAAGGCCTGGGGCTTTATCGTCCCCGGCGAGGACCTTTCTGATAGCCTGCTCGAGCTGAGCGGCAAAGGTTACGTCGTCGGGGTGGACGACCATCAAAGCTCCGTATCGGCCGGGACTTTTGCTGCCATTTTGGCTTTAGCGAGGCGACCGAGGCCGCCAGCGGCGCTGCCGGGCATCTTTGGTCCGCGCCCTGACTGCGGGCCTACGCCGCCGACATGGCCGCCGCGCTGTCTAAAGCCGGCACCTTGTTGGCGATACTTTGAGGCAATAAGCCCTGGATCTTTAGAGGTTTGCTTTGTTGGGACAAAGCCGCCGGCAGCGCGCTTACCTTTGTCCTCTTTGGCCTCCAGCTTCTTGAACTCGCTGTGGATAAGCTTTTTGTCCTCGGCGGCGTCGGAGTGACTGCCGCCTTTCTTGTAGCCCAAGCTTGTTCCGGGCGCAGGCGGGGTTGTGGCACCGAAGCGCGCGCGCCGCCGTTGCATTGCTGTTTGCGGGATCACGGTCGGCACTGGGGGCAGTTGCCGCGCAGGGACGACTGGGCGCGCGCCGCTCACGGGATTAAAGCCGCCAAGCTGCCGCTTCTTAGTCTTGCTGCGCTCTTCGCTTTTCTCTTCGCGTTCCTCGCCGCCCGGCTCTTCAGCTTCGCCACCGCGCTCGAAACCGGTGGCGACGCGACGCGCAGCGCGCGCGCCGGCGGCGCGGGCAAGACCTCCGATTGGCGCAGCAGCGACTGGCGGACGCGCGATTGCTACGGGGCGCCGCACGACGGGGCGCACCATGGGACGTGCGACTGCAAGCGGTCGCCGCACGAGCGGAGCGACACCGCCGAGCTGGCGTTTGACGCTGCCGCCTGCAGCCATTGGCGGTTGCGGACCTTGCGAGTCCGGCGGGCAAGTCACGCCATCGGAGTTACCGGGCGGAGCCATAGCGGGACCGCCCATTTGTCTGCGGACTACGCCACCGCGCTTGAAGATGCCGCCAGGCGGAGGCGGCATGAGGCCGGGAGGCGCGCCGGGGCCGCCTAAACCAGGGGGCATGCCGGGAGGACCGCCCATGGCGAGCTGGATTGGCGGCATTGGCGGACGCGGCGGCCCGCCGGGAGGCGGCCCACCGGGCGGTCCCATCATCGGTGGTCGCGGCGGCATTGCCCCAAGGGGGCCGCCGATGCCGCCGGCACGGCCGACGCCGCCTTGGCCGCCGGCATGCGAGATGACGATATTGGTCACGCTGTGTGGCTTGCGGCCTTTGATGCCGCCACCGCGCGCGTACTTGCCCATGCTGTTGGGTTGCCGATCGGGACGTTTGGGTCCGGCTTTGCCGGAGATGGTCATTGGCGAGGAGGTGCCCGCGTTCTTCTTCGGATATTTCGTGCCGCCCTGCGTGTAGATAGCGCCAGCGCCCCATGACTTGCCTGCTTTTGCGCCCAGGCGACCGCGGCGTGCCTTTATCGAGGCGTTTATTTTCCCCGCGTAAGGATGATTGAGGTGAGAGGTCATGGGCTCCTCCGAATCAGTTGCGTGATCTTATCGTGTCTCGAGATAGTGGACGATTAGTCTGCGGATCAGCCAACTCAAAGACACTTTCTTTTCTGCCGCGTCGCGTTTGATCGCTCTTAGGGTATCGGGATGTATCATGAAGGAAATCCGCGACTTATTGCACCATCTTTGCCCTTTCTGCCGAGCGATCTGATACTTGGTTTTCTCGCTGACTGCCGTCATAGCACTCGATTGGGTGGCAACGCCGGCGGCGGCGCGCCCGCCGCGCCCGCCACGCCAGGACCGAACTGTTGCGAGAACTGACGCGCGACCGGCGTAGCCAAAGGATGGATCAACGCGCCTTCGGCGAGTTGCATGCGCTCTTGCGCGAGCTTTGCGCCTTCGATGCGCTCGCGCGAAACCCTTTCCTCGCGATTGTTTTGCAGCTGGATCTCTTGGATCATCAGTTTCATCCGTTCGGAGAGCATTTCCAGGGCGCCTTTCATTTGCATATCCTGGGCTTTCTGCGCCAACTCTTGGGTAGCGAGCTGAGTATCCGCCATAGCCTTCATAGTTTTCGGGTCTGGCTGCTGGCTACCGGGCGGTTTGAGCAGCTCATCGACGGTGCCCATGCCGACCATTGAGGAAACCCGCCTAACTACTGCGGGAAGGTCCCACATAGTCGGGTCCATTTGAACCAACTGGACGAGCGCCACGGCTTTCATGACCCTGATGCTATGGCTTGGGGTATTTGGATCGGCGCGCGGGGCTATGCTGCAGGTTGTGAGCGCCTGCACGAGGTCCTGGCGCTCCCATTGCCGCGCCGGCGAGGCATTAGCGCATAAAAGCGCATCGGGATCTTGGATAAAGAGATCGCGTAGAAGCGAGAACTCTTCCGCCTGGGCTATATGCATCCCTTTGTGAACGCTATCGATTACCTTAACGGCCTGGTCCAACATCGCGAGCGTGGTTCCGACCGGCACATCTTGTCTTCCTTCGCCGACGGCGAGCTCGGGCGTGCCGCCGACGCGGCGCGCTTCTTCTTCGATATGCGTGGTCACCTGTACGAGGCCGGCTGTGACGTCCTTATAAGGTAACGGCATCACGTTGTTATTAATTGGCTGGCCGCCGGTATTGATACGCACGCCGGCGCCGAGGCCGACGCGGAACATCATCGTATCTTGGCGTCCGACCGTCTCGCTGTAGAGGAATCCCGGCCAGGATGAGAAGGCGGCGCTATCGAGAGCAAGCCGCCAGGCTGTGGTGATGGCCGCGGTGGCATTGCCCATGATTGCCAATAGGCCGACGCCATAGAAACCCAGGCCTTCGACAAAGGGGAACTTAACAATCGGCATGATACCGATGAAGCGGTCGTCGTTTTCCTGCCAGCGGCGGCGGACCTCGAGCACCGTTTGGCTATCTTTGTCGATCGACACCTTATAAGGCAGCGGCAGGCCGGTTATTTTGCCGCGCTCTTTGTGCTCGAACCCGGCAACATCCAACTCGCAATAGACCTCGTAGACCGTGTGCTTGTAATCCTCGGGGCGCGAGGAGAAGACGCTTAGCCCGGCGACATCTTTTTCTGCGCGCTCGACGGGATCCGGGTCGGGCGCGGCCGGCGGCTGCAGGTCGATGTCGAGGTAGGTGCCGGACAATTGCATCCGGCGCATCACGCTCTGTCGCATTTCGATACGGTGCGTGACGCGGCCGCAATCGTGCAGGGAAACCTCGTTGTCGGAGACTACGATGTCTTCGGCGTCGACCGCGCGCGAGATAGGTCGGCGCAAGATCGGGCATCTATAGACCTTTTTGAACCCTGACCCGCCGAAACCTTGCATGAAGAACATGCGGTTAGTGTCGGGATAATAAGGTTTATCGACGACGGTGAGATAGTGATTGAAATCCATCTCCAATGCGTCGGCCCAGATATCGCGATCGTCGCCGGTTTGCTGGCGCGGAAGTTGCGCCTGGGCTTCTTGCTGCAGGCGATAGGGGGTTTTTGGTGAGCTATTGTTGGCCACTTTGACTGGGCCGCCGGCGGGGAGAAGCTCGCCGCGGGCATTGGCCTGATGGCGCATGACGGCGTCGAGCAGGATGGGCGAGCGGATGGTACTTTGCCCTTCGACTGCGGTATCGGCGTCGGCGGAGGGCGATCTTGGGTTTTCGATTTTGAGCGCGAGGTGTTTTATCCCAGCGGCACGCCTATCGATCCAGTCCTGGCGGGTTTGGATATCGTTATCGATGCCGTTGAGCAGCTCGTCGCAGATGCGGGCGAGCTCGCGCTCATCGATATACTCGGCGAGATTGGCGTCGTGGGCTTGGGCGCTGCCGCGCGGTTCGCGCGCGGTTTTGCCGTCGAGGCGGATGATCAGGGCGCCGTCGGCGCGTTCGATACCGATATTTTCCGGGGCTTTTTCCGCGTCCTCTTGGATGACGACGACGACGGGATCGCTGTCCGGCGGCGTAGTAGCCGCACCGGGCACGGGATCATCGAGGTTACGATAGTGTTCGGTGGGCTGGATGCCGTTACCGTTAGCCATCAGAACTGTTGGAAGCCTCCTTGGTCCGTGTACTCGAGCACGCCGCCGGGGTAGAGCGTCGTTTTATAGAGCCTGACCACTGTGCTGCCGTCGGTATGCTGCACGGTGACATCGGTAGCGAGCGTGGCGTGGCGATTGCGCACGTGCATGGTCTTCATATTGCGCTGAGTCGAGGCGGCGGGTGACGGCGTGACGGTGGTGGTTGCGGCGGTGGAGATATTGGTATTGGTCCTGCCGGCGGTAACGGTGGCGCCCAGCGTGTCGACCCAGCTCGCATGCACATCGACGGTTACTGCGGCCGAGGTAACGAGCTGGAGCTGATCGGATGTTGAGGTGAGTAGGATCATCGCCGTGTAGTTCCTGGCGTCGGCCACTTTGCCGGATCGTAGGGGCTGGGTATTGGCGAGCCGTCATTGAGCCATTGACGGAAGGCAAAGCCTTCGCCGGCCGGGCAGTTATTGCTGAGATCCCATGGCAAGAAGGCGAGGTCGGAGCTTCGCTGCACCATGGTGTTATCGGGCTTGGTGAACTCGTAGGCAGTAGCCATGATCAAAGCCTCGCGTCGGCGACCCAATGGGCATTGAAGTAGACGGATGCCGGGCTACCGCCGATAGCCGCCTGGATTTCGCTTCCGCTTTCGCCGAGGTTGCCGACGCTCATTGGCACGTCGGTATTGGAGAGCGACTCCCAGACTTTTGATGCTGCTCCGGTATTTGGCGAGTAGACGGAGAAGGCGGGGGCGGCGCGTTTATGCACGGAGAAGCGTGCCGGCGCGGTCATTTCCGCGTTGGTGCCGCTGTTGAGCGAGAGGCCCCACTCCAGCTCGCCGGGGGTGCTGAGCGCCTGGGGAGCGACGAGGTAGTTGTAGGATTTCTCGTAGTAGCGCCGGCAGAGGACGAGTTCCTCGTCGAAGTTGCGGGTGACGATAGTGCCTTGGGCGACGGGATTGGTTCCGGGGATGAGGCTGACGCCGCAGATTTGCATATAGTCGGTGGTAGCGGCGACGCCATTGAGCGTGCCGGTGACTGCTTCGGTTCTTGCTGGGTTCCACGAGTTGGCGCTGCCGGTGAAGGTTGTTCCGGCCATCATCACCCAATTGATATAGAGGCCGGCGGCGTTATCGATGCGCCAAGTGCCGGTGACATCGCCGGGGATGGTGGCGGTTTTATACTCCCAGGTGGCGCTGGAGTTTACGCTGAAGTTAAAGGGGTAGCAGCGGTTGACGTTGAAGTTTTCGATGCTGGCGCTGTAGGTTCCGGTTCTATTGGCTTTAACCCAGAAGCCTAATGCGATGTTTTGCGCGCCGGCGGCGCCGAAGCCCAGCCGGGCGCAGCGGTAGCCTTCGACGACGGCGTAGATCAATGCTTTGTCGCCGGCGGCGATCGAGGTATCGGCGGTGGTGACGGAGACTTTGAGGCTATTTTTGTAGCCGGCCGGGGCGTCGATAATTTGCTGGGCGGTGATGACGACGCTGCCGAGCACGTGCACGCCGAACATATCGATGGTGTAACGATTAAGGTTAGAGATGCTGTTTATGGCGTTGGCTATGCTTTCCTGGCTGACTTCCATACCGCTGTTGATAATGAGATTGGTAGCGGGGGAGAAGCTTGTGCTGATGCCGCCGCTGGCGGTGGTGAAGCCGACCTCATCGA